ATTAGGTACTGTAGTGCATTACGTTGTAGTTGAGCGTATTAATTTACGTTCACGCCACCTAAATTTATTTATCTTACCGGCAACGCCCGGGATACAAATTCGTCAACACAAACACACAATTACAGAGACGCACACTCTATAAAAGCTTTTATTTTCCTATGATGGGATAATTAAACACGACATCATAGATTTATTGTAAGAAACAATCGTTAAACTTTTCAAATTCACTGTATGAAAAGCAAATTGTTCTCTTTATATGCTATTTAACACCTATTTGATAGTGTTTCTAGCTTCTTTAACGGAAAGGATCATATTTCACTTAGAAATTGCCTTGCAGATTATATTTATTCTCCAAGATGAGAAACCGCACAGACGCGATGATTCTCTAGACTTATACTTATATTTCTGTTCCGCAACTCTTCGGGAATATGTCAACTCGACGCACTGAGCCGACATTCCTACAACACCAGGACGTAATCGACCCGTTTTATTGCACCCTACACCGGGGTGTGACGGTAGCTGACCTTGCCGCACTTTTATCGATCATCGATTACTAATGTGAGGAAAGAACTTTTAACATATTCATTCACTTAGATTATTAAAATACCATATTAAACTACTGACAGTGAACCAACACGCTTGTTATCCCTAAAAATAATGACAATTACAAATATTAGCGGAAACAAAGTTGGCAGTCAGCAAACAAGCGCCGATGAACTTCAAAAATTCATCGAGAGAAATACCGTAGCCACACAACAGCTATTAAGAGACGCAGGACTTAAAGTCGTCTATTCACCCCAATCAGCCTTTAGCCTTCCAGGACTAGCACTCATTCACACCCACTTACGCAAACAAGTGAATGACGTAGCTATGTCTAAGATTGAAGGTCTCATTGCACTTTACGGAGCCCTATCATCAACTAACTCATCAAAGGGATTCGCATGTGTCCTCACTCTCTATGCCAAAACTCACGGTCAACAATCTATAACTGGAAAATTACATGAACTTACCAATTCATTATTTTCAGGTTATATTCCCCAATCCTCAGAATCCAAACCACAATGGATTTCTGACATGTCCTCAGGACTACACAACTGGAAATTACTTGTCAATAGCCCTTCATTTGGCAAAATTTCCAGAGTCCTTACTCTCCTTGTTACTCTAGGATGTATTGATTCTCAATCTGTCACATTAGGCAACTTTGAATTATTCGCAGTAAAAGCCCAGGAACGCCAAGCTACTGCTACTGATTTATTTGATGCTCTATTTGACACCGTTACGTACTTCGCCGAAGGAGCATACCAGTGCTTCCTTACTGGAAGTTTAAAGCCATTGCTTTTCTCTTCTTCTGAAGTTATTACAATGGAAGAACAATACATCAATTTGATGACACAATGGGAGTACGCCCGTAACGGTAATCTTACCAAATTCACTGATTCTTCTGAAGCACAATTTGATAAAGAATTAACCGATCTAGTCGACAAACTTTGCGACTTATACAAAACCATGCCCAATGGTGTTGAAAAGAAAA